CGTGTCGCGTTGCGATTCGGAAATTCTGGGGCTGCTGGTCGAGCGGGCCGCGGACGGCTCGCTGTTTGATCGGGTCTGCGAAGCGGCCGAAACCTGTGCCGATCGCGACCTGGCCATGGCCGCCCTCTGGCGCGACCCCCGAGAACTGATCCTGGTCCGCGCGGGCAACCCGGTCCACGTGGCCGACGTTTCCGGGGGCTACTGGTTCGCGAGTCTCAAGAAGGGGCTCCCCGACGGGGCCTACATGCTTCGGAACAATACGGCCGTTTCCTTCACCCACGACAACGAGGGCAAGGCCACGCTCCGCGCGGTCGAACTCTCACCCCAAACCCAAGGAGTCTAGTCATGCCAACGCGACGTAATTACCGACGCAGCTACCGACGCAACTACCCCCGGCACGGCAGCGACGTACTGTGCGACAACTTCCGCTGCAAGCGAGGCGTGCGGACGGCGCTGCGTGAGTTACGGCACAAGAAGCCCTGGCGGGGCACAATCCCCGAGCGGGTCGCCAATCTGCAAGCCTTGCACTTGGCCCTGTGCGAAGTCTACGGCCTGAAAACCCGCTTGACGATCATCCCGCGGGACTGCGATTCGGGGGGCAGCAACTATCGCCCCGGCGAGGACCGTATCACGCTGATCGGCCGGCTGTCGGTGGTGACTTACTTACACGAATTCGCCCACGCCCTGGGGCGTGACGAGTGGGGCGCCTGCCGGTGGAGCCTGAACCTGTTTCGTCGGATCTTCCGGCGGAGTTTCGCAAGTTGTCATTTCGAGGGGCACATGCTGATCCGTTAGTTGACCGACGGCCCCCGCGGCGGCATTGAATCGAGCGTCTCCGGGTCGATCATGTCGCCGTTGGGGGTCAGGGCAAAAGTCAAGGCGACCTCGAACCGCTCGCCCTCGACTTCCCACGACGTGGTGCAATCGCCACACTGAAAGACCGGCAGCTCCACGCCGTCGGCCGTCAACACGCCGATCGATTCCAGTTCGCGATTGCACTTAGGACACTTCATCGACAAGGAGCCTACCCCATGCGAACTCTCAGCGTCAAGCAGCCGTGGGCCTCGCTGATCGTGGCCGGCATCAAGCGGGTCGAGAATCGGACCTGGTCGACCAACCACCGGGGCCCCCTAGTCATCCACGCCTCGGCCCGGCCCGACCCCGAGGCCGGCCCGACCCTGGAGCTGGCGGGAATCGACCCCCAGGACTGGCAGGACGCGCCCAGGGGCGTTGTGCTGGGGGTAGTCGAGTTAGTAGACGTGATCGACATGGCGTCGGCAGGCGTCAAATCCCGAGCCCTGGCACACGATCCCCTGGCCTGCGGCCCCTTCTGCTGGATCCTCTCGAATCCCAGGCCGCTAGCCAAACCCATCCCGGCCCGGGGCCGCCTGGTGCTCTGGGACTGGAACCCAAGTTGAGTGCTGAGAGTTGAGTGCCCGTCTCTCAACCCTCAACCCTCAACTCTCAACCCCTCCTCCCCCGCGCCCGGACGAACCGGCGCGCCCGGGCACGGGCGCGGTCGAAACTGGGCCACGTCTTCGGCTAGCGTCGGTTTCGTATGTCTCTATCGAGCTCCAGCTCCGAAGCCGAGGTCCTGGCCGCGTACCAGGACAACGCCTGCTACGAGGAGGAACATGACGTCACCAAGGCCAAGGCCTTTTTGACGGCGTGCCGCTATCTGCTGTTGGTACTGCCAAAAATCGCCCAGCAGGGCGGCCGCGGCGGCGAAATGGTCGAGCTATCGACCGACCTGATCGCCGCCCAACTCTCCGAGGCCCGGACCTGGGTCGCCCGCAACGACACGACCGCCCGCGCGCCCCGCTGCAAGCTGTGCAGCCTCGAATCCTTCCGGGGTGACTGATGGCGCGACGCCGTGGCCAATTTCGCGAGCCCGAATCGATCACCGAGGCCTTCGGCAATCTGCGGCAGTCGTACGACATGGCCAAGTCCAGCCGCTACCGCCGCAAGCGGACCGGCGTAGTCGCCTCCGGCAGCGGTGCCGACTACCACTACCGCACCGAGAGCGAATACTTCGGCGCGATGGAATTGGCCCGCGATATGTTCAGGAACAACGTCGTGGTCGCGCAAGGAATTCGCCGCCTCGTGGCGAACGTCGTGCAGGAAGGCTTCAGCCCCGACGCCCAGACCGGCGACGAGGGGATCGACGCCGAGCTGACCGCGCGGTGGCAATCGTGGTCGACCGACCCCGACCAGTGCGACCGGGCCGGCGAGCTGTCCTTCGCGGCGATGGAGCGGCTCAGTTTGCAGCTCCGGATCGTCGACGGCGACCTGCTCTGCCTGCCGACCCAGGACGGGTCGCTCCAGCTCCACGAGGCCCACCGCCTGCGATCGCCGAGCAACTGCCGCCGCAAACGGGCCGACGGGTCGGCCCTGGTCCACGGCGTCCTGATCGATCGCTACCGCCGCCGGCTGGAATACTGGCTGACCAACGAAGACATCGACCCCAACAGCACGCTGCGGGCCGTTTCGCAGATCACGAAATACCCGGCCCGCGATTCGGACGGCCGCAAGCAGGTCTTTCATATCTACGATCCCGACCGCGTAAGCCAGACCCGGGGCGTGACGGCCCTGGCCCCGTCGGCCGACACGGCCGGCATGGGCGACGATCTTTTCTTCGCCCAGTTGGTCAAGGCCCAGGTGTCGAGCTGCTGGACGATCTTGCACCAGATGACCCAAGAGGGGTTGGCCGTTCAGGACGCGCAGCACGGCGAACGGACCAAAGAGACCCGGCCCGACGGCACGACGCAAACGATCGAAGGTATCGCGCCCGGCATGGAAATCTTCGGTTTCCCGGGCGAGACCCTCAGCGCGTTTTCTCCCAACGTCCCCAACGCCGAATTCTTTCAGCACGCGATGCTGATCCTCAACTTCATCGCGATCAACCTCGACCTGCCCGTGGCCGTGTTTTTGCTGGACCCGCGGCTGACCAACTTCAGCGGCTGGCGGGGCGCGATGGACCAGGCCAAGTTCCGCTTCCGCCAGCTTCAGGCCTGGCTGATCCGCCACCTCCACCGGCCGGTCTGGCAGTTCAAGGTCCGCCAGTGGATGGCCGACGACTCGGCGTTGCGATCGAACTACGTCAAGCTGGGCGAGCAGTTCTTCGCCCACAAGTGGAACCCGCCGGGCTGGCCCTACATCGAGCCCCTGAAGGACGCATCGGCCGACCTGTTGCGATTGCGCCACGCCCTGATAAGCCGCCGCCGCTGGGCCGCCGAGCGGGGTTTTGAGAGCTGGGAGCAACTCGCGAAGGAAATCGTGGCCGACAACGCGCGGCTGATCCGCGAGGCCAAGACGGCCGCCGACCTGTTGAATACGGAATTCCCCGACCTCGGCGTCGGCTGGCGGGAGCTGATCTCGCTGTCCTCGGCCGACTCGACCAGCCTGAAGCTATCGCTGGGCGACGAAGGCCCCTCGGGCAGCGACGGCGACGGCGATGCTGCCGGCGGGAATCAAGACAACCAAAACGGCCCGGGCCAGGCGGTACTGCATGTCGCGTGACTTGCCCTACCCGCTGGATTGCGTCTGGTCGATCGAACCGATGGCCGCCCGCCAGTTCGAGCAGGCCGTCCGGTCGCTCGACCTGGCCCAGATGCGCATGCCGGCCGGCTTCGATTCCTCCGCGGCGGTCGAGCGGCGCGACGGCGTGGCCATCATCGACGTGATGGGCGTGCTGACCAAACGGCCGTCGATTTTTCAACTCATGTTCAACTCGGGCTCCACCGAGGCGATCCGCGAAGCGGTCCAGGACGCCGCGGCCGACGTCTCGATCCACACGATCCTGCTGCGGATCGATTCGCCCGGCGGGTCGGCCGACGGCTCGGCCGAATTGGCCGACGCCATTTTCAACGCGCGTGCCCAGAAAAGGATCGTGGCCCAGATCGACGGGTTGGGCGCGTCGCTGGCCTACCTGATCGCCAGCCAGGCCGAAACGATCTACGCCGGCCGCATCGACCGGATCGGCTCGATCGGCACCCTGCTGATGCTCTATGACTGGTCGGAATTCTACACCCGGCAGGGTATCGAGGCCGTGCCGATCGCCACGGGCCCGTTCAAGGCTGCCGGGGCGGAGGGGACCGAAATCACGCCCGAGCAACGGGCCTATTTCCAATCGATCATCGACCAGATCCAGCAGGAATTCTCCGCCGACGTCCGCCGCGGACGCGGCTTCTCCGCCGAGAAGCTCGCCGCGGTCAGTGACGGCCGGATCTGGTTGGCGCCGGAGGCCAAAACGCTCGGCCTGATCGACGGCATTCAGACGTTTGACGAAACGCTGCAACAACTGACCAACAATCACCCCGATTCCCGGAAACGGAGTCCCCCAATGAGCGACACCGCGAACCAGACCACCACCCCGGCCCCGATCCAGACGCTGCCGCCGGCCGTTCCCCCGGTCCAGGCGATCGGTCCCCATCCGGCCACGCTGGCCGACCTGCGCCAGGGCTGCCCCGGCGCCGACAACGATTTCCTCGTCTCGCAGATCGAGGCCGCAGCCACGCTCGCGCAGGCCCAGTCGGCGTGGATGAAGATCCAAAGCGACCGCAACGCCGCGCTGCAAACCCAGCTCGACGAGGCCAAGCAAACGGCCGAGGCCGCCGCGAAGAAACCGGGCGTCCAGGCCCTGGGCACCGACGGCGGATCGGATGAGCCCGGTTTCGACGGCGACCCGATCGCCGCGTTCAACGCCGCGGTCAAGGCGAAGGTGCAGGGCGGGTTGTCCCGCC